GAATTTCCGTCGTGAGAAGGTCTCCAGCTGTTGTATCAACCGATACCCCAGACACAGAGCCAATGTTATATTTTAGCGTGGATGCCGCTAGTTTAGTAAAGACATCAACAATAAAATCTTCCATGCTTGCAAGTGAACCTTGATTGTCTAGCAATGGCAGATAAAGTTTAATTCTAAAGTTAGCCAAAGGTGCAACAGTTATATGTTGGTTATTGCTTGGCACGATGTAAGGATCATCAGGTTCTACAACTACGCTGTTGGCCAGCGGTGAGGCAGGTGGAAAGGAAAATACCTGCCATACCGCCGGATTACTTAAAGCCGTTGCGATGGTAGAACGGAGAGTTGTGACGGCAACTGTCATCCGACTAGTCCACCTGGGTTTAAGTAATTCGCAATCAAACCACGAACTCTAGCAAGTAGTGTGTTGCCCATACGGTAAGGAGAAGGTGTAAAGCCATCCGGTGATACGCCACCAGCATTTGAAAGTTGTCTTGATTGCCAGATGTCAACAGCAATTAGGAGTGATGCTTCTCTAACTTCTGGAACTGTAGCAAAGTCTATGTTTGTGCCAGCCGCTACTGTGGCGAATGGTTGAATTGGGTTCTTAACCTGATCTGCGCCTGTGGCTGCATAGGTTATGGAATAGTTATAAGCCGTCAAAGAATAGTTCTGGTAGTTAAGGGCAGATACCTGGACTGCGCCGTTGATCTCAGTAATTGTCTTAGTGCCGTTAAAAGGTGAACCGGCATTAGTAATAGTTACGCTCTGGCCAACATACATGCCGTGAGGTTGTTGAAAGTAAAGTGTTGCAAAGTTATCTTGCAGGCTTCGAGCAGCTGCGTAATAGTTGTTAAACCATAAATGGCTTTTAATAATGTTCTCAGCGGCCTGTGCGCATTCTTCAACTACGTCATTGCTATAGAGAGAGCCTATGCCTAGAACGCTGCGCAGTTCGGCCTGTGTTACGTATGTTGCTGGCATGATTTCCTCTCTAATTAAAATTGAAGGGGCTAAGGGCTACAAAGCCCCTTCAACACTATTGCTAAGTGTGGGTTATGCAACCATCCACTTGTATGCGCCTGCTGCAACCTTAGTTGCGATTGCGCCGTAGCCGTAGTAGGCAACGTTGATTTGACCTGAAGCGATAACTGCTGCTTCTAGTTTGAATTGTGGTGACTCATACCATGTGTATGACTCTGGGTTGACAACGATGATTGACCCATCGCCTGTGCCTGAAAGGTTACGATCTACGTATAGGTTGTATCCGTTGATGTTACCTTGTAGTGAAGTAGGTGATGCGTTACCGCCAGCGTTTTGCGGCTGGGTGGCAGTATAAATTGCGCGATTTTGCCCATCCACAAGTCCCATGATTGCGCCCCATTGGTCTGGAGATACAACGATGTTTTGTGCAAAGCCTAGTGTGCCTGAGTAGATTGACACTGCTGAATCTGCTACAAAGTCGAGAAGGTTAGCTGCTGACATTGTGCGGTTTCCGCCATCTGTTGCTGCTGCTGCAACTACTGTTGCTACGCGTGCATCTGTTGCCTTTGCGTATGCAAATTCCATGTTCTTAACAAGTTCAGCAAAGAACGCTGGTGAGCTGCGATCAAGAATTTCTGTAGAAAATACTTGCTGGCCTGCGAACTTCTGAACACTGATCGAAAGATAACTGTCTTCCATGTTAGTTTCTGATGGTGTGCCAGCTTCTGCTGTAACTGCAACTGTTGGGACTGCTGTAATCTTTGGAATTTCAAAAGTCATTCCAGCATCAGGCAGTACTCCTGAACTGATGGCCGAAATAAATGGGCGATCTGCATTTGCAAGTGGGTTGATAACTTCTGTTAGCTGACGTGTTGGGACAAGTCCAGCGTTGTTTGTTGTGCTTGCCGCTGCTAGGAGATATTGACGTGCATCGTCATCGCCTAACTTTGCGCGAACTGTGTTCTCTAGGAACTTCTCTTTTGAGAGTTCAATACGTGGAGCGGTATACATTGCTGCTGTTACTGTTGGGCGTGAGGCTTCAACCGCAGGGGTTTCTACTACAGCCTCAGGTGCTACGGCATCTGGAGTATCCAAGATGGCCTCACTTTCTGATTGTGGGATTTCGGTTAGTGCTTCATCTTCGGTTTTTGCCGCTGATGCTGCAACGCTAGTTACTGCTGCTGAATCGAACGCAGCTGCTTGAACAAGACTTGTTTCAAATAGTCTTGCTGATTGGACATACAACACGCCGTTACGCGGTTCTGATGCGAGAACTTCGACTCCAACACTCAGCCCTGAACGAAGGCCGTCTGATGCTTCGATAAGTGCGTCTGTTCCGCGGCTAGTGTTGGAGACTTTAAAGGATGCGAAAACGCCAAGAGGTGTCTCATTGAACGCTACGGCTTTTCCCAAAGGTTTTTTTAAATCATGCTCAAGTAGGAGCTTCGACTTGCCTGGTTCTGGCAGTTGGATTGAACCTTGTTCAAATACAACTTTGCCTACTGATGTCTGGCCAATTTCGCCATCGTAAGGAACAATCTTGCCAGAGATAATTCTACGGCCTTGATCGCACTCTATATCGCTACTGAAGGTTAATTGCATTTGTCGCACTCCCGTTTGGTGATAGGTCTTCCATTGCCATTGCATCCTGAACTGTAATTAGTCCAAGTGCCAACATTTTTTCAATTACTAACAAGCGTTCCATTGAGTCAGCGCGTAAGAATCCGGTTTCCAAATCAAAACAAATCTTTTGTGTTGATGGAGTTATGTCATTCATTGACAGACGCGCTTCCACTGCAGAAATATATGGCTGAAGAGATAGCGAGACGAACTGACGCCTCTCGTCTTGGACGTTGGCGTATGTCATGCTGTTGTTCATGTCAGCTGAGATGTAATACGCTGGCACGTTGCAAAGTCTTGCAATTTCAGTTGCCATGTATTGCTTTGCTTCATTTAGCATCATGTCTTTAGGTGAAAATGATGCAGGTTGAAATTCTAGTGTGCTTGTGAGATAAGCAGTGCTGCGGTTTTGACGAGCATTGCGCCACGCAGCTAATAAGCCTTGCACTTCATTCTCGCCAAGGTCTGCACCTGTGTTCTTTAGAACGCCGGAAGGCATTGGAGTTGCAGCTGCTATTGAAGATGCACGATCTAAGTCAAGTGCAGCAGTTAAACTGCGTGCGCCTGTTTGCAAAATGCCGTCAGTCATGCTTTGGAATGTAACTAAACTTCCAATACCGGACATAGGGCGAACTGCGCCATCTACTTGATAGCCTTCAATAAATGTATTTGTTTTGTTGTATTTAGGAATGACGCGAGAATTAGCAACCCAGTTAAATCGTGCCGGGTATCCGTTGTCTGCATAAACTTCCGTAATTTCCCAATAAGCCACGCCAAAGAATAGTAGTGAATCTACTGTGTAAGCCATTGTAACTGCATAAGGTTGATTCTGTGATGGTTGATCCATCCATGGCAGTTTCGGTAGGTATTCGTCAGTGCGCTTTAATTCTAATTTTAATTCCATTGCGCCAATAGTGTTGCAGATTAAGTTACGGCAACGGCTAACAGCTGGGATAGACATCGCGCTAATGCGATCTATTGAAAGTAAGTTGTAGGGTATTTGGTATTGGTAAGTGTCGGCCATTACTGGCGGTGCATACTGCGCTTCAATTATTGCTGGCTTGCTAAAGCGAGAGAATAAACCCATACACCAACCTTACCCTAGTTGGCAAGTATTGTCTCATTATTCGAGACGCGTGTCAAACATATATTTGGGGTGTTGATTGTGGGCGTGTCAAGTAATGCACCAACATTGCGCTACAAATCGCGCTGGTTACGTCTCCAGCTGATTTACGCCTGACGATACGCCACCCAGCATCATTAGTTTTTGCACCCACCGAGAACCAAGATTCTGTAAGTTCTTTAGTCCCAGAATGAACCAAACGCTGATTAACAAACGCATCTAGCAATTCACCACAAGCCTGGTAGAAAGATTGGCCTGAACAATCCTCTAACTTCTGCCCTGATTGCTGCAATCTTTGAGCAATAGAAGCTGTGGCGTATTTGTCATACATAATTACACGCGGTTTGAACTTTTGCGCCCATGCGTGGACATCTGCCGCCATCTTTAAATCATCTATTGCGACATCGCTAGTCCAGAGCTGTAAAAGGCCAATTTCAATCTTTCCGGTGGCTTGATTAAGTTTTGCAGCTACTAAAGCACCTGACCGTTTGGAAGGTGACACATCTATTGCAAAGGCTATATTGCCGCCCAAAGTAATTTGGAGATTAGAGTCCGAGGTATCAGTAACCATCTGCGTTGTAAATGGGGATGTCATGCTGTCAACCCATTGGCAAAGCATTTCGGTTCTGGTGTTGTTTATTGGGTTGGTCGCGACGGCTTCTTCCAGCGTCTCAACTGATATGAGTGTACCAAGCGAAGGATTAGCCATAGCCCAGGCATTACGATCATCAACTTTGCAATGCGGTGGCGCAGAATACTCATAATAGCCAAGTGTAGGCGATGGATAGGACAAAGCACGTTCACGTAAATCATTTAGCACAACCGAGTAAGCATCACCGGCATTTGAGCAAACCAAAGTCTGTCCACCAGTAGCGCGAGTAGTTGGCCGGGCTGCTTTCCAGCCTTCTTCGCTAATTTCGCGTAACTCATCTATAAATAAGAAGTTGGCAGTAAGTCCACGGCTACCGTCTCGCGTCGCAGCTACGATCTGATAGCGATTGCCTTTGAGAGTTGTGATTGACTCCTGGCCGTTAGCGTATCTAATCTGCCGGACTTGATCGTTAAGGAAATCATTATCGGTAATTACGTTTGCAACTTGCCTAAAAGTATCTAAGGCCATATTCCGGTTGGATGACATACCGATGACCATTTTTGAGTCCCAAAGGAACAGATGAGCCAAGATAAGCATACGAGCAAGGTGAGTCTTCCCGGACTGGCGGGCTATTAAAAGGGCGAGGGTCTTCCTGCGAAATTCACCCTTCTGATCTATTCGCAACATGTCTTCGAGGATAAATCGCTGCCATTCGAGTAACGGCATACCTATTTTCTCAGCTAGATCAGCAACCTCTTGCACGCGTGAATCGCCTTTAAGGAAAGGGGTGTGAACACGTGGTTTTACGTGTCCCATAAGGGCTTTCTTAGTTGCCCCAGTTTTACGCGGTTTTGCTTTGGTAGTCATCAGGTAATGGCTGGTGTGGTTTCGGTTACGAACGGATTGTCTGGGATGACTGAGGCTGCTCTTGGAGAGAGATTGCCTTGAAAGACAGGGGGGTCCCCTCC